TTGCTATCTGCTACCATTTTTTTCGTTGCCATAAGTCCACCTTTTGCAAATAAGGCCTCTTGACCGTGATCGGTCTTTGGCCGGTTAACGCCTTCTACGCTAGGCCGAGTGTACCCACCTGACCTAAACTTCTTGCCTTTGTCGGCTTGGAGGAAGTCCTCCCCGACGCTTTGCTTGATACCAACCTTCTTGGCAAACGCAGGGTTCTTGGCCACCGCTGCCATCAGGTTGTGTTGTTTCTTACTCGTCGAGGGCATTGTCTTTACCCTTTGCCTTACGGTTAAACATTGCCTGCACCGTGTCACTTTCGTATATACGTATACCCAACCATATAATGGTAAAAAGCGACGCAATTGCTGGCAAAAACTCCATCATAGTACCCAAAGTAGTAAATACGGCAAATCCGTCTACGACATCTTTGGTGTTGTGGTCGTTCATATCCTACCTCAGCAGTTCCAAGCCCGAAGGCTCTTGTTTATACGCGAATTCGGATCTTTGGCCGTCTTCTCGCTGGTAAGTTTTTTCTTCATCCCACTCATCCTTGCGCAAAAGGAGTCGCGCCGTTTGCCGCCTTCCGGCTGGGGAGGTTTCAAATTCATACCTTGCTTTTTGGCCGAGGCTCGCCCCTTGGCGTTGAGGCCACCCTTCTCCGACTTGCCTTCCTTGCGTTGCCATGCTGGTGACTTAGCCATAGAACACCGTAGCAGCAATGTTGGCAGGAACGCCTACATAAATACCATCAGTGGCCAAAATACCTTCGCCGGGGATGGTCACACAGACAGGCACGCTATTTGTGATATCAACTTCCATCAACGCTTGCGCATAGACCGACACATTACCAGTTCCTGACGAAGACGGTACAGTTGCCGTAAATGTGGTCGGGCCTGTGACGGTGATTGTGTAGATGTTGTCTGTGCCATTGCCAGACGTGTAGTCCAAAAATACGCGAACGCCAGTTGTAAGCCCGTGTCCAGCAGCAACAGTAACAGTAACCGTTGTCGTCGAAATGCTGTATGTGCCAGCCAAGGCCACGTTGTTGGCAAAAAACACGTTTGCCGGTGTGCCGGATGTGGTATTTGAAACAACCGCGCCTTTTAAGCGAGTGCGGGTTGTAGTGCCCACGCTAGACGTGCTGGTCTGAACGTGAAACGACTTTACGTCGGTTTGCATTCCCATAACTAATCTCCTGTAAATCGGGGGCCGAAGCCCCCGAGGTTAATTAGTCGAAGTTACCGTAGGGGTAAGCAGTCGTAGAACCGATATTGTTGTCTGGCTGGGTATAGCGCAACGAGAAGTTGAACTTGCCTCCGGTAGGCGCTGCCACGGATGTGCCGGTGATCGACAACGTAACCACGACTTGCGACAGGCTAGGCTGGCCGTTACCAACAACGATGTCGGTTGTGGTGGACAGCAGGTTAGTCAACTGGGTTGCAGTGTAGGTAATCGACTTACGACCAGCAGAACCAACAGACGTGGTGCCCAACTGAACCGTGCCGTAAACAGCGGTGCCGCCTGCCAAAGTTACGCCGTTAGAAACAAACAAGCTCACGTCGGACAGCGTAGCGCCGCTTTCGCCGGTAATGGCCAAGATGTAATCCAACGTAATGTCTTGGATTGTGCAGCCTGTGGGCAAATAGAAAATAACTCCGCGATAGACTTGGGTGCTAACGTCTGTAGCTGGGGATGCAGTCGTAGCGGGGTAGCCTGTAGACGGGGTGTAAAGCTGGCCGGGGACGTTAGGAATCCCGTTGGCAAAAACAAACTGACCCGAACCGCCGGAATAACCGCTGGTACCGGAAGTGGTGTTGGAGAGGTCAATATAAGCGTCTTGAACCAGTTCGGCGTAACCTACATTACGCAGGGAGCCAAAACGTGTGTCGCCCGCTAGAACCGGGCCTTCAAAGGTGGAACGTGCCATAGCAATAATCCTTACATACAAGATAAGTACATTGATCGGTATGTCGTCTGCCGGGACAGTTCAATGTACCGGTAAACCCGGTTAACCGCAATATACACTATTTTTGGGCCGTGTCAACATGCCGTACAAAGATCCCGCAAAACGCAAGGAAATGGGTAAAATTTATTCTGCCCGGCACTATGCAGCCAACGCCAAGGAACACAAGACACAGGTAAAGAAAAACAGGAAAGCGAGCAAGGAAAAATGGAGCGCATACAAAGCAACCCTGATGTGCAACCAATGTGGGATATCACACCCCGCCGTTATAGATTTCCACCATCCCCCCGGTACAAAAGAATACAGTGTCCACGAGCTGGCAAAAAATGGCCGGTTCAAAAAAGCATACAAGGAAGCCGAGAAGTGCGTAATCCTGTGTGCTAACTGCCACCGAATCCACCACCATAACGAACGCTTAGCCAAGAAAATGGGGGCCGAAGCCCCCACGGATTACTCACTGTAGTGAGTAAATTTACGCAGCGACTTCTTCCTCTTCGTCTTCTGCCTCGTCTTCGTCGTCCTCAAGGTCGACTTCAACCCAGTCGTCTTCGTCAGCGTCGTACATGTACCAGACTTCGTTTTCTTCGTCCAGCCAGTAGGCGTTGCCTTCTTCGTCGTAGGCGTACTCTTCCTCGTCTTCTTCGTCATCGGCTACTTCTTCGTCGATGCCTTCCATGCGCTCAACGAAACTGGCCATAGCCACGGTCTTCCAAAATTCGGTGGTGTTGAATTCAACTTTCTCGCCAAAACCAAAATCAATAGTCAACGTAAATTCCATGATATTCCCCTGTAAAAATGGTGCAGCACGGCGCTGCAAAAGCATCCTACCAAGAATCCCGGCGGCATGTGTGACAGTTTTTGGACAATAAAAAAGGCCCCCGAAGGGGCCTCCAAGTAGGGGTAAACCCTTACTTTTAGTAAGAACCAGCCGAGCCGTAGATGCCCAGAGGATCAGACCAGCCGAAGCTGTAACGCTCGCGAGACTTGTAACGGACGTTGCCGGTATCGAAGTCGCCGTCCATGCTGTTTTGCAAGGCGATACGCTCGAAGTGCTTCAAACCGTTAGGTACGTCTGTGGTCAGGAACCAAGCGTTGGTGTCGGTCAAGAAGTGGTTAACGGTGTATCCCTCGGGGATCGAACCGTTGTTCTTCAAGGCGTTGGTGTCGTTGTTGTTTGTACCAACGCGCAGTTCTGTTTCCAGCAGGCGGGTAGCAACGAACATCAAAGCAGGCGGGATCACCAGCTTGCGGGGCTTAGCAGCGATCAACAGACCACGCTCGTCCGTCCAAGCAGCGATCTGGATAACGGCGGCTTCCAAGGAAGTCTCGTTCAAATCAGCCGCAGTAGCGGGAGTATTGCTGTTGGTGCCGCCATTGACCAGCGGGTGAGCAGTGCTGAACAGAGCTTGGCCGTCGCCGCCAACGTATTGGGACGAGAAACCGTTGTTCAAAACAGCAGCAGCTTTAACCTGCTTGGTGTACGCCATAGCACGGGCCAGACCCTTGGTGTAACGAGCAGACAGGCTGTCGTACAGGTTGTCCTCAATCGCCTCTTCGGTGATCGAGAAGCCCAAGGCGATGGTCTCGTGGTTGTAGCGAGCAGTCCATGCTTCCTGTGCATTGTCATACTGGATGGCTTGGCCCTCGTTCTTGACAGGTGCAGCAGAGAAACCAGACAGCTTGGTCTCTTCTTCAAAGCTACGCTCCGATGTCTCGGTTTCGTAGATTTCTTTATGCTCTTCGCCGTAGCGGGCATATTCCAGACCAAACAAAGCGTTAAGTCCGGGGAGCAGCTCTTTAAGTAGCTGTGCGCGTGAAATAGCCATTTTAAGTTACTCCTTAGGCGTTGGCGGTAGCGTTGTAGTACATGTGCTGGCCAAAGTTAATTTTCACCAGAATCTCGGGATACATGGTGAAAGCAACATTGGAACCACTGGGGATTGCAGTGATTGAGGTGCCAGCGTTCGGGATTGCCGGTGTTGCATTCAAGGTAGCAGAAGTGCCGCCAGAAGCAACCGCGCCAGTCACGAAAGTACCGGTGGGAACCAACAAGCCATTGGTATTGGTGTAGCTAACTTCAGCGCCAGCCAAGACAGCGCCGGACACGCCGGTAGTCAAGGTAACAGTCGTAGAAGAAGAGCTGCCAGTACCGCTGTAGCTATAGGCTGTGTCTGTTTGCAAACCAACCACACGCAGGGGGAAGGTGTTGGTGGTAGCAGGGCTTGCGGTCAGACCCAAAGCTGCGATAGCCGAGTTACCAGTAGCGGTGCTACCAGTGTTGTCAACCAATTGCAGGTTGTAGCCAATAACCGGAGTGCTTGCCGAGGCAATGGTTGTACCAGACGATACGACGGCAATCTTGAAGACTGTGTCAGGATCATCGGTAACGATTGCAACTGCGTCACCAGCCAAGGTACCAGCGGGCCAGTACTGAGCAAAGGTCTTTTGCTTGGTAATGGGGTTGGTATAAGAACAGCCAAGGAAAACGCCCACTGGGATTTTGCCGGATGCGAACGAGTTTGAAGTCAAAGTCGTGCGACCGATAAAGCCACCAGTTTGGTAGACCAAGTCACCATAGAAGATACTTGTGTTGTATCCGAATGCAATGGGAAGGTTACGGGTAGAACCCGCGAACACTTGCCCGCCGATCAGATTGACCGGCTTTAGCCCGTAAGGGGCCGGAACCGTAGGATATGCCATAAAAAACTCCGTTATTTAGAACCAGAACCAAATGTTGCACCACGGGATGTAGACGATTTACGGTCTGCAAACAGCGGCATACGAGGATCACTTTGACGCATGAAGTTGTTGTCCACCGATTCCATCTGAGCTTGATTTTGCTTGGCATAGTATTCAGCAATGGCTTTGGCGCGTTCCGTTGGCATCTTGCACAACATGAGCCCACCTACTTCAACATTGCCGCTTGTATTACCGGTCAGCATCAACTCTGGATGATCCACTGCCTTCACGGGTTCCCAGCCATCGCGCATCTTACGAGACACGTTGGTCGGGTCGGCCACACTCAGGACTGCGGTTGCAACCCAGCGAAATGTGTAACCCGGGATAGGGGTTGGGTCAGGCAGAGTACTCGACGGTTTGTACTCATAGCGAACTTCTTTTTCGCGCGACACGAGGTCACGATTTACGCGGTCATTAGCCATATTAAGCCTCCAATTTCATTACTTGAGCAGC